CAGGTAGCCAAACTAAATCATTAATATTAACACTATCTTAATATGGCAACAATAACAGCAGCAAATATAACAACAGCACCAGTAAGAATAACTCCAGCATTAGATGCTTTAGGTAATCAAACAAGAATTGATTCTTTAATAATATCTAATAGTCATACTGGCTCTATAGCTGTTAATGTTTTTTTAGATACTCATGCAGCAGGAGCAAATCCTGATTATTATATTATAAAAGAATTAAAAATTGGTGTAGGTTATACTATTGATGTGTTTGAAGATACACCTTTTGAGATCCCATCTAATACAGCAATATGGATTAGTACAACTGCCAATAGAGCAGATGCTATCTGTAATTATACTACAATAGAAAAAATATAAAACTTTTTTCTTCTAAACTTTTTTTATTTAAACTTTTTATATATATTTGCCTATTATTAATCTTAAAATTATAAAATCATGGCAAATGAAAATAATGCTGAAAATGTATTGCCAACGGACTTAAGTCCAGAAGAAATGGCAAAAAGAAGAGCTGAAATCACAGCTTATTATCAGGAAAATATTCCTGCATTAACAATTCAATTAGAATATGAAACTATATTGAGAGATATAGAAAAAATGCGTGCTGAAAGATTGCAAGCTCAAACTTTTATAACTAGAACTATGGCAGAGCCACCAACTGGACCAGCTACACCTCCAATGCCAGGAAAACCTGCGCAAAAGGAATTTAATCAAGCTATGGCAGCTCAGGGAGTAGCTAATGCAGCTAAAAAAATGCCAGCAAAAGGAGAAGGAGATTGTCCTGGATGTGATAAGAAAAAAGAAAAAGCTTTAAAAGATGCAACTAAGTAGAGAAAAAATTCAGGAAACCATCAAACGTAAAACAGATTATCTGTGGTTTAACAAAGGTGACTATAATCTTAATATTGTGGGTGTAAGAAACTCAGATACTAAGAATGAAGTTACAAACCGTTTTGATGATAAAATAACTCTTTCTTATAAAGTTAATGGTGAATGGCAATTCCATTGTTTTGATTGTACAACAGATCCAGGTACACACTGGGTTGAAAATATCATGAGAAAAGATGGAGTTGCAATCCTTAAGCCTGGTCAATATAGAGGAAGTCATATTATTAGAAAACATCAAGGTAGATATGAAGCTTTAGGACAAGATAGACCTGTAAAAGTATATAGAGATGATAATAGAGATCATATGTATAATCTTTATGAATCTGCAGTACAAGAGGGAAATTTTGGAATAAATATTCATAGAGCTACTAAATATGCTGGTAAAAAATCTACACAAGTAGATAAATGGTCAGCAGGTTGTCAAGTAATTGCAGCTAATGATGATTGGAAATTATTTATGAAAATCTGTAGAAAATCCAGAGATGAATGGGGTAATAGATTTACTTATACTTTACTAGAAAGTAAAGATATATTACATTCATGGCTATAGTTAATAAGGTAGATAAGAAAGTTAGAATGAGTAAGGATCAGGTAATTAAATATCAGATCCTTACCCATTGCTTTTTAAATGATATACAAATTAGTGCATCAGATCTTTTGTGTTTAACAGAATTATCAAAATTAAATGATAAAGAGTTAACGGAATTTTGTAAATTAATATCTGAAAAAAAGATATTTAAAAGTGCACAATCTTGTAGAAATGCTCTTACAAAAGCAGAAAAAAAAGGGTTAATAATTAAAAATGGATCTAATAAAAAAACTATATCTTTAAATCCTGATATGAATATTCAGATAGAAGGTACAATCTTATTAGATTATAAAATTTTAGGAATTGAAACCAAAGAGTCATAAAGCTTTTTTTGAAGAAGTGGCAAAAGAAATAGGAGTACATAAAGATGTTGTAGATGATTTAGTAACTTTTTATTACAGTAAAGTTAGAAAGAGTTTATCAGAATTAGAAGATACACATATTAGTGTTGCAAATTTAGGAACTTTTATTCTAAGAAAAAGTAAATTAGAAAAAGCAATAAAAAGACAAAAGGATATTTTAGGCAATCTTGAAAAAATGACATATAAAGGTTATGATAAATATGTTCCTGTAAAAGAAAAAATAAAATCTTTAGAAAAAGCATTAGAACTTGTTAAAAATAAATTAAAAAAGAAAAAAGCTTTTAAAAATGAAACTAAATAAAATTATAGGTGCTCTTGGTAATATGGGTCAAATAATGGAAGGTGTTAAAAATAAAGTCTTTAAAGATGATGATGTAGAAGAAGTTGCAAGAGAAAGATGGATAAAATGTGCAAAATGTGAACATTTAGATGAAACTGGAAATAAATGTGCAATAAAAGCTACTAAACCTTGTTGTGGAAAATGTGGTTGTAGTTTAGGATTAAAACTTAGAGCATTATCTTCTAGTTGTCCTGTAGGTAAATGGAAAGAAGTTATGGATTTTAAAACAGAACATGAACTTAAAAAACAAATAAGAGAAAATAAAGATGCCAATAATATTTAAATCAGACGGTCATGTGTATGAAACACTTAATGAAAATCTTGAAAAAGATCAAATTAAGTGGACAAGTGTAACTTCATTTGTAGGTATGTTTAAACCTAAATTTGATGCAGAAGCACAATCTAAAAAATCTTCTAAGAATAAAAGATCTAAATGGTATAAAATACCTCCAAAAGAAATATTAGCTATTTGGAATAAAGAATCTGAAAGAGCTATTAAATTAGGTAATTGGTATCATGATGAAAGAGAAAAAAGATTAGTGGAATTTAAAACTATTGAAAGAGATGGTGTTGAAGTTCCAATAATAAAACCAATAATAGATCAAAATGGTATAAAAATTGCACCTGAACAAAAATTATCTGAAGGTGTATATCCAGAACATTTTGTTTATTTAAAGTCATTAGGCGTTTGTGGTCAAGCAGATCTTGTAACAATAGTTAACGGTAAAATAAATATACTTGATTATAAAACAAATAAAGAAATTAAAGAAAAAGGATTTACTAATTGGGAAGGTATTACATCTAAAATGTATAAACCTGTTAATAATTTAGATGATTGTAATCTTAAACATTATAATTTACAATTAAGTTTATATGTCTATATAATTAAAAAACATAATCCTAAACTTAAAATAGGTGATTTAACAATTCAACATGTTATATTTGAAAAAGAAGGTGATGATAAATACGGGTATCCTATAACAAAATACAATGATCAAAATGAACCAATTATAAAAGATATTAAAATATATAATCTTCCATATCTAAAACAAGAAGTACAAAGTTTAGTGATGTGGTTAAAAGACAATCCATTATGCTAATAAAATTATTTGATATACAAAATGATAAAGTTGTTCCTAGTGAACATTGTTACACATTAAAATCTTTAAAAAAAATAATGGATGAGTATCCAGATACATATTTATCTATATATCAATATGTATTTTACATGACTTGTCCAGATCCAGATATGAATCCTTTTTTTAATTTACCTGAACATGAAAAAGAAGATATGATTATAGAAGAAATAGGATTTGAAGAATCTACAGAAGATGGGGCTATAAGACATGCTGTAGATACATGTAAAGAATTATATGAAACTCCTACATACAGAGCATATAAAGGAATTAAAAGTATGTTAGATAGATTGGCTAAATATATGGAAACTACAGCTATTGATCATGGTAGAGATGGTAATTTAACTGCATTAGTTAATACTGCTGCTAAGTTTGATCAAATTAGACAATCATTTAAAGGAGCATATAATGATATGAAAGATGAACAAAAAAGCCATGTCCGCGGTGGACAAGGATTAGCTTATGATCAATTATAAAATTTAAAACTATGTCAAAACAAAAAGTAACACCAATTGGTAAAAGATTATTAATTAAAATGGTTCCTATTGTAGAAGAAACAGCTTCAGGAATTTATTTACCAGACTCTCAACAACAACAAAAACCACAAGGTTGGATTGTAGCAAAAGGAACAAATGCTACAGATGAATTATCTGTTGGAGATTTTGTTGAATGGGAATTTATGGACACAAAAGGACATGAATATATACATGAAGGAGAAACTCATATAATATTATTTGATAATGCCATAAAGGTAAAATTAGAGGATGTATAAAAAAATACCCACTTATAAAGATGGGAAATGGGATCATAAAGAATTCAAAACCAAACAAGACTTTATTGATTTCCTTCTTACTATCTTCAAAGAACCAGGGCAGTATCAATTTGATGAAACTGCTCTGCTGTTCAATGAAGAAGCTAAAAAATTTAATTCCAAAGGATATTATTGCTCTAAACCTTTTAGATCAAAAGATTATGTAAAATATTGGAATGATCAAAAAGAAAAATGTAGAGAAGGTGTTATATATTATGGTAAAAAACACATATGGTATATAACAAGAGACTATTATATGTGGTTAAATTTTCTTCCTATTTTTGATAAGGAAGAAAGACATTATGGTTTTGCTAAAATTAGAGATGCTCAGTATCATATGGCTCTTTATGAAATATTAGCAGAACTACATCATAGACATGTAGCCATTCTTAAAAAACGTCAGATAGCTTCTTCTTATTTTCATATGGCTAAAGTTATAAATCAATTTTGGTTTGAAGAAGGATCTATATGTAAAATAGGTGCATCATTAAAAGATTATATTAATGATAAAGGTTCTTGGAAATTTTTAGAAGAATATAAAACATTTCTTAATGAACATACAGCTTGGTATAGACCAACTAATCCAGCTAAAGTATTATTATGGGAACAAAAAATAGAAGTAAGAGTTAATGATAGAAAAACACATAAAGGTTTAATGTCAAAAATTCAAGGAGCTTCTTTTGAAAAAAATCCAACAACTGGTGTTGGTGGACCTTGTACTTATTTCTTTCATGAAGAGGCTGGTATTGCTCCTAAAATGGATCAAACATTTGAATATATTAGACCAGCAATGACATCAGGTATGATGACTACAGGTATGTTTATAGCTGCTGGATCAGTGGGTGATCTTGATCAATGTGAACCGTTAAAACAAATGATATTAAATCCACAAGGAAATGATATATATGCTGTAGAAACAAACTTAATGGATGATAAAGGGACTATTGGACAGTGTGGATTATTTATTCCAGAACAATGGTCTATGCCTCCCCATATAGATCAATATGGTAATTCCTTAATTAAAGAAGCTTTAAAAGCTATTGAAGAAGAAAGAGCACAATGGAAAAAAGATCTTGCACCTGAACAATATCAATTGCGTATATCACAAAAACCAATTGATATTGCAGAAGCATTTGCATATAGACAAGAAGCTGTTTTTCCACAAAGTATTATAACAAAGCAAATAAAAAAGATAGAAGAGAAAGAATATGCTTATGAATTAATTAAATTAGAAAGAGATCAAGATGGAATTAAACATAGTAGAACTAAAAAATTACCTATATCTAAATTTCCAGTGGATAAAAAAATGGATGATAAAACAGGTTCTATAGTTGTATGGGAAAGACCTGCTAAAAATCCAACATTTAGTATGTATTATGCATCTATTGACCCTGTATCAGAAGGTAAAACAACTACATCAGATTCTTTATGTAGTATATTTGTTTATAAGAATCCTGTAGAAGTTACAAAAGAAACGTCTGAAGGATTAGAACATTATACAGAGAGAGATAAAATTGTTGCTTCTTGGTGTGGTAGATTTGATGATATAAATAAAACACATGAAAGACTTGAACTTATAATAGAATGGTATAATGCATGGACATTAGTTGAGAATAATATCTCTCTCTTTATACAACATATGATTGCTAAAAGAAAACAAAAGTATTTAGTACCTAAACAACAAATAGTATTCTTAAAAGATCTTGGATCTAATCAAAATGTATTTCAAGAATATGGTTGGAAAAATACAGGTACATTATTTAAAAGCCACCTTATATCCTATGCAATTGAATTTGTAAGAGAAGAGATAGATCAAGAGTTTAACGAGAGTGGGGAAGTTGTATCATCTATGCTTGGAGTAGAAAGAATTCCAGATAAAATGTTACTTACAGAAATGCTTCAATACTTTCCTGGATTAAATGTGGATAGACTTGTAGCATTTTCTGCATTAATAGCATTTGCAAAGCTGCAACAAGCTAATAGAGGTTATATTAAGCGTCTAGATAAAGATAAGTCTCTAGATAACTTGGATAAATCACAAAAAATGTATAAATTATCTAGTAGGCCTTTTAAAAATCTAGGAAGAAATAAAAAAGCTTTTGGTAAAGATTTTAAGAAGTCTCCATATAAAAACTTAAAGTAATGAATAAATATTGGACAACTACATCAACAGGACTAAATACTGAATGGACTACATCTTCTTCATATGAAAATATCTCTATAAAATACTTAATTAAAAAATAATATATGAGGGTACTTAACGCCTTACAATTAAAAAAAGGAGCAAAAGCTGATAGTAAAGGATATCCTACTAGTTCTAGTTTAACTCAACCTATGCAATTTTTACCAGCTAAGGATAAAGATAAAGATTGGGCTGCATGGAATTTAGATTGGTTAGAATTGCAAGGAATACAGTATTTGAGAAAGACTGCTAGAAAAATGCTTAAAAATTATAAGCTGGCTAAAGGTATTATTGATAAAACTGATTATGTAGTTGAAGAAGATAATGATTATAAAGATCTAATGGATATTTTAACTAAAGAAGATTCTTCTGCTTTAGAACTTAAATTTTATCCTATTATCCCTAATGTTGTTAATGTATTATGTGGTGAATTTTCTAAGAGAAATGCAAAAGTTCAATTTAGAGCTGTAGATGATTTATCATATAATGAAATGCTTGAAAAGAAAAGATCATTAGTTGAGGAAAATTTATTAGCAGATGCTCAAGCAAAAATGACTTTACAAATGATTCAAATGGGTATGGATCCTGAATCAGAAGAAGCTAAACAACAAATATCAAAAGATAAATTAAAAACACTTCCTGAAATAGAAGAGTTCTTTTCAAAAGATTATAGAAGTATGGTTGAGGAATGGGCCTCTCATCAATTAGTTGTAGATCAAGAAAGGTTTAAAATGCATGAACTTGAAGAAAGAGCATTTAGAGATATGCTTATTGCTGATAGAGAGTTTTGGCATTTTAGAATGACTGAAGATGATTATGATGTTGAATTATGGAATCCAGTATTAACATTTTATCAAAAGTCTCCAGATACAAGATATATATCTGATTCAAATTATGTTGGCAAACTTGAGATGATGACTGTTGCAGATGTTGTAGATGCATATGGATATTTAATGAATGAAAAACAATTAAGATCTCTTCAAAATATATATCCTGCAAAATCTTCTATGTATCAGGTAGGTGGTCATCAAAATGATGGTTCTTATTATGATCCTACTAGATCTCATAAATGGAATAAGATCTCTACTTACAAC